GGAGAAAAAATGAGTAGATACGGAATGCCATACATGGGCAGTAAAAACAAAATTGCTATAGACATACTCGAGCATCTACCACCAGCGGACAATTTATATGATTTATTTATGGGGGGGGGAAGTATTACGCACGCAGCGATGCTGACTAACAAATACAGGAACTTCCACATAAATGATATTGACGAAAAATTGCCAAAGTTATTTGTGGATGCTATTCAAGGCAAATATGCGGATGAAAAGCGATGGATTAGCAGGGAGGATTTTAAGCGATTGGCAAAGGATGATGCCTATATAGGACTTTGCTGGAGTTTTGGCAATTCACGGCGTGAGTATATGTATAGTGTTGAAATTGAGCCGTGGAAAAAAGCACTGCACTATGCCTATGTTTATGGGGACACTTCACTGTTTGAGCAAATGGGCATTGATATTATTTTAAGCGACAGGTTGGGCATCAAAAAGCAAATTATTGAAAACGAGGCACGGTACAGGGATGCGTATGGTGAGTGGTATTTGAAACAACACGGAAATAATCCCGATGTTGGGCTATTGAACAAATTGCGCAACTTGGAAAGTTTACAAAAATTGCAAAGTTTGGGAAGTTTGCAAAGATTGCAAAGTTTGGGAGGGTTACAAAGATTGCAAAGTTTGGAAAGGTTGGAAAGGTTACATTCCTATTCGGGGGATTACCAAAGTGTTCCAATAAAGCCAAATTCGGTTATTTACTGCGATATACCATACGCAGGCACGCAAGATTATGTATGCGGAAAGTTCGACCACGAAAGGTTTTATAAATGGGCAAGCGAACAAAGCGAGCCGGTATTTGTGAGCAGTTACGAAATGCCCGAGGATAGGTTTGATTGCGTTTGGGAGCATAAGCATCGTTGCATATTGTCAGCGGTAGCAAACAACGAGGTAGTAGAACGCTTATTTGTACCAAAGCACCAGCAGGAACGGGGCAATGTGGGATTGTTTGGAGGTTTATATGTGGATTAACTTCATTGAGGCAATACTTTACATAATCGCATTGATGGTTATGGTTTTAATCATTGACGATTTTCTTAATAGGCGGTGATTATATGGCTATGAGGCGGTTTGTTATAACCATAGGCGAGGATGTTTTGTGCAATGAGAAGGGAAGGCCGAAAACATTTGATAGCGTAATTGAGGCATTGCTGGTGGCTCGTGAGCTTCAATTAAGCAATTACAAGATTGAAGTAGTTAGGGGGTACTTATGACAATAAATGCAGTACGGCGGAAACTTCGCAATGTCCGCAACATTCTCAGAGAGATAACTGTTATCAATGAGCAGATAGACGAGACCATAATTAGGGCGGAGTCCGCAGGCGGGTTCAGCGAGGTGTTCCACGCTAACAACGGATTGGTTCAATCAAAGGTTGAGAGTTACGTAATCCAAATACTTGGCTACGAGCAAAAGTTATTGAATAAGCGATTAGCACTACAAGGTGCAGTGGAAGTTGCGGAAGAACTGATTAACCTGTTAAAAGGCGAAAAGGAAGTAGCAATGCGGGCGACCTTGCGCAACATATACATACTTTGCAAAACGCAGGAACAGACGGCTGTGGACTTGGACTATTCGTACAGGCAAATACAATACCTTGAATGGCGGGGAGTAAAGATAATTGCCCAGCGTGAGATGGCACAAAGGCGACTTGCTAAAAGAAAATAAACATTGCGTGTTTTTGCGTGTTGATTAGTGGTAATATGTTAGCATAGCAAAAGAAGGGATGGATAGCACCAGCTTAATCGGTTGGTGCTTTTCTATTTGTATGGCGCAGGATTTCAGCATAGCATTCTACCATTCAGCCAAATGGCAAAGGGCAAGGGCGGCGAAGATTGCCAGCGTATTCGGCCTGTGTGAACGATGCCACCATCGTGGATATATTGTTCACCACAAAATCTTATTGACCGCCGATAACATTAACGATGACAATGTAACGCTTGACCTTAACAACCTTGAATACCTTTGTCAGCAGTGCCACAACCGTGAACATAACGGCGGCGATGTTTGCAGGGAAGAATATTGTTTTGATGTGAATGGAAACTTTGTGCCAAAGAAAATCCCCCGGGAGTGATGAACGGGAACGAGCCAAGCAGTACCGCGGCTGTCCCTTTTCTTTCACGCACGGGAAGTTTTTAGCCACCCGTGTTCACGCAATAAAGGAGTAATATTTTGAAAATAATAGACAAAGATGCCGTTATTAAGGCAGAAATAAGAAGATTAAACAAGATTTGTGCGGATATACCCGACAATGTGAAGGGAATGGTTAAGCCGTTGATTGAACGGATAGCATTTAATCATTGTATGCTGATTTTGTTGGAGGATGACATAAAACAGAACGGCGTTAAGCAAACATACCAGCACGGCGAAAACCAAAGCGGGGAAATGAGCAACCCGAGTGTTAAGACACACAATTCAACGATGACGGTATATTTGAAGGCATTGAAACAACTTGTGGATATTGCTTTTAAGGATTTACCTGCGGATGAGAAGGCAAGCAAATTAGATGCTTTTAGATACGAAGAATAACTGGATTAGAGAATACTGGAAGGCCATACAATCGGGAAAGGTTGTTGTTAGCAAGAAACTTTATGCAGTAATGCAAAAGCTGGTGCTTGACCTTGACTGCAAAGATTGGGAATACCACTTTGAGCCAAGGAAGGCCGCAAGGGTGATTTATTTTATTGAGAACTTTTGCAGGCAAAGCAAAGGCGAATGGGGTGGAAAGCCGTTAAAGCTGGAATTATGGCAAAAGGCCTTTGTCAGTGCCTTGTTTGGCTTTGTTGATGGTGATTACAAGCGAAAATACAATGAGGCGTGGCTATTTGTAGCCCGCAAGAACGGGAAATCAAGCATAAGTTCAGCCATAGCGTTATATATGCTATTTGCGGACAATGAGCCAGGCCCTGAAATCTACTGCACTGCATCAAAAAAAGACCAAGCAAAGATTGTTTGGAGTGAGGCGGTTAGAATGTGTAGAAAAAGCCCTGACCTTATGACCGATGCCAAGCCGTTGGTGGGTGAGTTGCAATGTATCAGCAATGAAGGTACTTGCAAGCCGTTGGGAAGGGATAGCAACACGCTGGATGGCCTTAACGTGCATTGTGGCATAATGGATGAGGTACACGCTTGGACTGACCTAAATATGTATGACGTAATCAAAGATGGTACATCCGCACGTGAGCAACCGTTGATTTTGGGCATAACAACAATGGGAACCGTGCGGGAAGGCATCTGCGACGTTAAATATGATGAAATTAGCACGAATATTCAAAGCATAGACAAGCAAGGGAACTGTATCAACGAACACACCCTTGCTTTTGTTTATGAGTTGGACACAAGGGATGAATGGACAAATCCCGAAATGTGGCAAAAGGCCAACCCAGCACTGGGAACGATTAAAAAGGTTGATGCGCTGGAACAAAAGGTGGAGGCGGCCAAACACAACAGTTTATTGGTGCGTAATCTGCTTTGCAAGGATTTTAACATTCCTGCAACAGGTGGTGAGGCATATTTTGAGTTTGAAGATGTGGATAACCAAGCAACTTTTGAAGTTGAAAAGTTAAGCCCGCTACCACGCTACGGATTTGGCGGTTTTGACCTGTCAAAAACAACGGACTTAACCGCAGCAATGGTAATCTTCCAAAATACACCGACTTCACCGATTTATGTACTGCCAATGTTTTGGTTGCCCGAAAATCTGTTAGAAAAGCGCAGCCAAGAGGATAAAATCCCATACAATTTGTGGCACGATGCGGGATTGTTGCGAACTACACCCGGGAACGAGATTAACACCGATTTTGTGGTGCAGTGGTTCGAGGAAATCCGCCAAAAATACGATATTTACTACACACGTATTGGTTATGATGCGTGGAGTGCCAAAAATGCGGTGGATAAGCTGACCGATATATACGGCGAAGGCGTTATGGAGGCGGTACACCAAGGGAAAAAGACCTTATCAATGCCGTTGCAGTCGCTAAAGGCCGCATTCCAAAGCAAAAAGATTATTTATGGGAATAATCCAATACTGAAGTGGAACTTAACCAATATGGCGATTGACACAGACACCAATGGCAATATTCAACCTTGCAAAGGAAAAGACGTAAGGCGAAGGATAGACGGTGCGGCGGCTTTGCTGGATGCCTATACCGTTTATTTGGAACATATTGAGGAATACCATAGCGTTATTTGAAAGGATTAGCAATGGAAGTAAGAAATATGTTTAAGCAACTATTCGGCGGGAAAAGCCAACCCGTGAATAGCGTTGTTTACACAACATTAAACGATAACTACCCAGCCATCTACCGATGGAAGGGTGAAATGTGGGATATGGACACCGTGCGCACCTGTGTGGATGCTATTGCACGCAATGCCTGCAAATTAAAGGGAAAACACCTTATAAATGGTATTGAAAAGGCCGATAAAAGTCGAATAGACCACTTATTGAGTGTTCGCCCGAATATTTATATGAACGCTGCTGACTTTTTGTACAAAATGGCTGCGCAACGGGAAATCTACAACAATGCCTTTGCGTTTATTAACTGGCGGGGCGGCGAAATTGAAGGTATTTACCCGATAAACTTTAGCCAAGCGGTTATGCGTGAGGTTGAGGGCAAGTTGTATGTGGCATTCCTATTTATGGGCGGTCAGCAGATGACCTTGCCATATAGCGACCTTATCCACCTGCGCAAACACTTTTGTGTGGATGATTTTAAGGGCGACACCAACGATAACGCATTTAAGCCGATTGCTGAACTGATAGAACAGACCAATAAAGGCATTGCGTCCGCCGTTGCAAATAGCGGGCGCATTCGTGGCATTCTTAAGTTTAGCGGTGCATTGCGGCCCGAGGATATACAAAAGCAAAAAGACCAGTTCGTTGCAAGCTATTTAAGCACTGCAAACAGTGGTGGAATTGCTGCTACCGATGCCAAAGCGGATTTTGTTCAAACGAACATTAACCCGACAATGGTGGATGCGGGCCAAATGGAACTGATTAGGGAAAACGCATACCGCTATTTTGGTGTTAGTGAAAATATAATCCAAAGCAAATATAGTGAAACCGAATGGGATGCGTTCTACGAAAGCATTATTGAGCCATTCGCACTGCAAATGAGCTTGGAATGCACGGACAAGCTATTCACTGAACGTGAACGTGGCTTTGGCAATTCCGTAATGTTTGAGGCCAACAGGTTGCAATACGTAAGCACACGGACAAAGATTAGCTTGTTGCGTGAACTTGCGCCATTAGGATTGTTTACCATAAATGAGGGGAGAGAAATATTTAACCTTGCGCCCGTTGAAGGCGGCGATAAACGCATCCAAACATTGAACGTGGTGGATGCAGACAAAGCAAATGAGTACCAATTAGGGGAGGATGACAAAAATGGAATTGAAGAATAAGGAAATTAGATGCGTGGAGTTGCGCAACGAAAGCACAGAAGAACACCCACGCAGGGTTACAGGTGTAGCCGTAGTATTTGACACGCCCACGGTGTTGTATAAAGATAGTAACGGCGTTGAATACAAAGAGGTTATTGACCGCCACGCATTAGACAATGCAGATATGAGTGATACACCATTCCGCTATCAACACGCAGGTGCGGTGTTAGCACGTGTACGTGGTAACAGTATGGTGCTTGATGTTAGGGATGACGGGCTACACGTAACCGCCGACTTATTGGACACCACACAAGCCCGGGATTGCTACGAACTTATCCGCAGCGGCGCAGTGGACAAAATGAGTTTTGCGTTCACCGTAAAGGAAGATGATTACGATTACAAAACCCACACCCGCACAATTAAGGCGATTGAAAAACTTTATGACGTGAGTGCGGTTGATTACCCTGCATACGATGCCACCAGCATCGCCGCCCGTTCCTATTTTGACGATAAAGAGGCGGAGTTCAAAAAGCTGGAAGAAGAACAACGGGCGATTGCTGAACTTACCGAGGCAAAGGCAAAATTGTTAAAGTTGTTGGAGGTGAAATAATGTTAAGAGTTAAAGGTTATTTGGATGGCGAAAGCCAAAAGTACATTGAAACCATTTACTATGCTGCGGGCGACACCCTGCCCACCGATGTAGCGGTTGGCAGCGTTGCAATCAACCCAGCCACCAAGGAAATCAAAATGTTTGACGGAACAAATTGGACTACTTGGAAGGCGGGTGAGTAACTATGGCGATTAACGGCGATGTTTTAGCAGTTGCGCAAGCGTCGGCGGAAGGCGCAGCAAGCGAAAAGCAAAAAGCGACTGCGGCGGAATGCACAAAAAAAGGCGACTACTATTTCACAGATGGCGTAATGAAGATTTGGAACGGAAGTGCTTTTATTACCATTGGCACTGACGTAGCGGCACAATGGGGCTTGATTAGTGGTACTCTTACCGCACAAACAGATTTGAAAGACGCAATGGATAAAAAGGCGGACTTGGGTAGTAATGGCAAGGTAGTATTATCTCAATTACCTGATTTCGTAGTAGCGCAAGTTATCACTGTGCAGACCTATGCTGACTTACCAGCAACGGGCGATAGTGGTTATGTGTATGACGTAGTAAACGACCCTGATACCACAAAGAATGGTTCTTACAAGTGGGTCGGCAACGCTTATTTCAAATACACCAACGAACAGAACTATTACAACGTAGCGGTTAGTGGCGAAGGTTACACAATGGGGCAACTTAAAACCGTTGTGGACAGTATCAATATTGCTGGGCAACACGTATTTTTTGACCTGCACGCTTTGTTTACTGACGCATACGTTTGCATCGTTCGCTTTGACAACACACTGCACTGTGTAATCAGCGACTTACTTAACAACAAGATTTATGGTGTTGGCAAGACCTACACCCAAAATCAAACAGTGGCAAATTACGTTGGGAACGATTACGTAGATTTAACATCGCCAAAGTGGGGTGCGATTAGTGGCATGTTGAGTAATCAAACCGATTTGCTTAATGCGTTGAACGCAAAAGCAGACACAACTGCATTGACCGCACATACTGGCAACACCAATAACCCACATAGCGTAACCAAAGAGCAGGTTGGGCTTGGCAACGTAAATAATACTGCCGATATAGACAAGCCCGTAAGCACTTTGCAACAAGCGGAAATAGATAAAAGGTTAAACAAGTTTCAAGGCGTAGCAAACAAGGATAAAGCGGTAGTTGTTGGCAGCGACGGTTATTTAACATTGGTTAATGCGTCAAAGCATATTATCTATGGTTTCCACATTAACAAGAATGACAGTAACCCCGCAACTTGCGTAACCTATCTTGAGGACGCAATTGGTATGACGCCAGTGTATATGGACTATACTAATGACGTATTCAACTATGGCTCTTGGCGCAACGCCTTCTTTATGCCGAAACCTTGTATGGTAAAAAGCGACGGTACGGTAGATTACTACCTTGACCCGAATGACTATTCCAAAAAGGTTGATGGCACTGCAAGTGATATTAGCGACTACACCTATGACGGCAACGCTATGATGGAATGGGGCGACGGCGTGAACATTATCTGGATGAAGATAGTTGCAGACGCTAACGACACCAATAGTGGCTCTGTGTATATCGCCAACTATCAAGCGGATAGTGATTACACTTGCTACCCGTTCATCAACAAAAACGGGGTGCGAAAAAACCATTTCTACACACCGATTTACAACGGTAGTTTGGACACAAATAACAAATTGCGTTCTATTAGTGGTAAACCCGTTATCCATAGCAAGACAGCAACTCAAGAACGGACTTACGCACAGGCAAACGGCGATGCGTGGGATGTTGAATTTTGGTGCGACATCCAGCTTATTGATAACTTACTTATCTTAATAGGCAAATCTATCAACACACAAGCGGTGTTTGGTTTGGGCAACGAAAGCGGACATGATAGCACAAAACCGCAACAAAATATTCTTGCTACTGGCACAATGGACACCAAAGGTATGTTCTGGGGTAAAAACGTATCTTCACAAGCAGATAATAGTGGCGTAAAAGTATTCGGTATGGAAAACTATTGGGCTAACCAATGGCACAGATTTGTTGGCTTGATTATGGCTGCAGGAACGGTTAAAGCAAAATTGACCTACGGCACGCAAGACGGCTCTACCGCTACCGATTACAACACGGACGGAACTGGCTACTTGGTTATTGGCAGTTTGGCTGGTGTAAGTAACGGTTACTTGAAAGAGCAAACATTCCATAGCACTGGGTTATATCCAGCGGTTACGGGCGGTAGTGCAACTACCTACTATTCCGATTATTGCTTTCTTGATACGATAAGTGCTGGTATGTTTGCCTTGCGGGGCGGTGACTGCCGCTATGGCGCCTGGTGCGGTGCGTTTCATGTCGCTCTGAGCGATACGGCTACCGTTACCGGTTTGACCTGTGGGGCTGGCGTCTCTTTGAAGCCATTGAATTGAAATTAAACAATAGCTGGCGAATTAACGCCAGCTACACCATTATAAACGGAGGTAAAAAAATATGTGGTATAAGTCAGAAAACTCAAACAACATTAAACCACCCGATAGGGAGTTGAATGGCAAAACCCTTTACTTGCGCAGGGAGTTCAAGTTAATTCCTGCACAAACGGGCGAAATGGAAAGACCAGAGCATTGGGAATACGAGGAAAACGCATTCAACACCGACCTTGCAGAATTGTATCAAGGTATGGATGAAGTTAATGACGCTTTGGTTGAATTGGCAGAGCTGATTGTTGGAGGTTGAAATGGCAAAGATTTATTATAATCAAGTTAAAAATGGCAAAATGACTATTGATGAAGTTCCCGAACCTTGGCGAGAAGAGGTACGCAGAATGCTCGAGGAAGATGAGAAGAACAAGCAAGCGGAGGAGTAATGGAAAAGGCAATACTTGAATACCTTGCGAAGGTATTAGAGCCAAGCACTTTAATTTTGCTTACAATACTTCTTTTTCAAGCAAGAATGTTGCTTGCAGTACGGGCAGGGTTGTTAAGCCACTTAACCCGTATTCATTCGGCAACGCAGGGCAAAGATTTCATTCGCAAAGATACCTACCAAATTGCCGAGGAGTGTTTTAAGCAGTATAAGGCACTTTGGGGTGATGGCTATGCTGATGGCATAATGGATGATATTCGCAAAATACCGAGAAAATGAAGGAACTGATTACGATATTCGCCGACACCTTAAAATTTATGCCAAAGAAATACGTGTTTATCGCACTTATTCTTTGGTTTGGCTTGCGCTACATTGCTGGCTTAACCTTTATGTATGGTTACTGGTTTGGCGCAGGCACAAGGGCAGAATTGCTGGAGTTTTTGCGGTTGTTGATGAATAGATGAACTTGTTTAACACGGGGTGAATACCCCGTGTTAAGGGTGCAAGGGCGGGCGATATTAAATTAAGCCCGCCACACTCATTATAAGTCGCTTACGGGCGACTTTTTAATTTGTTAATTCGCTGGATAGCGTAATTATAACCACACATTGACTTTGCTGGATGGCGAAGGTTGATAGCTGGATAGCGTGGTAATTATTTTTTGGAGGAAACAAAGTGGAAAAACGATTAGCTGAAATTGAGGCAAGATTGGCCGCAATTCAAAGCGAAGTTAGTGGCATTGAAACCGAAAAAGCACCTGCAGAAGAAAGAGCAGCGTTGCAAGCAAAGTTTGGTGCGCTGACTAAAGAAACCGAGGCATTGCAGGAAGAAAGAAAGAACTTGCAAGCTGAAATTGAGAAATGCGCAAAATTGAATGCGCAAAAAGTTGTTGTTAGAAAGGATGACAAAGAAATGGAAAATATGGAATATCGTGAGGCATTTAAGGAGTTCGTAGTACGTGGTACTGCAATCCCTATGGAGTTGCGTGGCAATGAACAATCCACCACCAGCAACGCTGGCGCAGCAATTCCCACACACTTGGTTCAACAAATTATGGCCAAGATTGAAAACTATGGCAACATTTATAACCGTGTTACCAAGACCTTCTACAAGGGCGGCGTATCTTTGCCCTTCGCTGGCGCATTGCCCACTGCATCTTGGGTGGCTGAACGCAGCGGAACTGATACCAACAAAATTGAAGTTACTGGCATTACCTTCGCATACCACAAATTGCGTGTAAGCGTTGCCTGCTCTTTGGAAATTGCTAACTTGACTATTGATGCTTTCGAGGCATTTGTAGTAAATGCAATCGCTAAATCTATGGCAAAAGCACTGGACACCGCAATCGTTGCAGGTACTGGTTCTTCCAACCATCAACCCGTTGGCTTTGCAACCGTTACTCCCGCAAGCGGCCAAGCATTGGATGCTACACCTACCTATGCTAACCTGTGCGCAGCTGAAGGCGTATTGCCCAGCGGTTATGACAATAGCGCAGTTTGGGTAATGAACAAAAAGACCTTCTGGCAATTTATGGCATTGGTTGATAGCCAAGGCCAACCCATCGCACGCGTTAATCACGGCTTGAACGGCAAGCCCGAATACTACTTGATGGGCAGAGAAGTTGTTATGACTGATGCTTTGGATGCTTACGTTTCCACCTTGACCGATGACAAAGTTTGGGCTTGCTTGGTTGATTTGAACCGCTATATTCTCAATATGTCTTACGGTATGGTGATTAAAGAGTACGAAGATAACACCACCGATGATATGGTGAAGAAGGCCATTGCTTTGGTTGATGGCAAGTTCCCTGATGCCAACGCAATCGTAACCTTAAAAAAATAAGTAGTACAGTAACACCTGCAGCCGCTACATTCGACGGTGAAACCGATGTAGCGGTTACTGTACATTTCGGTAGCGATTTATCCAGTAACTGCACTATGACACAAGACGGCGAAAATCTTACAAAGGCCAACCATTGGTCTTGGGATAACACCGATAAGAAAATCACAGTGCTTGCAAGTTACTTGACAACGCTATCTGCTGCGACTTACACCTTTGTTGCAACGGGCAACAGCGGAGTGGCCGAGGATAAAGTTACATTTACTATCACAGTTCCCGAAAGCGAATAACGGGAGGTGATGGTTGATGGCTTTGGCATTGGCTACCGCAAAAAACTACTTGCGTGTAACAGGAACCGCCGATGACACCTTGATTACTGCTTTAATGGCAGCGGCGGGGCAATTCATCGACCAATGCACAGGTAAAACCAAAAAAGTTATCGGCACAACCGAAACTGCTATTAGTGAGGATGGCTTGTATCAGCAGGCCATTCTCATACTTTTGGCGCATTGGTACGAAAATCGGGGCGAACAGTTACCGCAAACATTGAACGAGGTTGATTATGCTACAAAGGCATTGATTAACCATATTACCTTATGTGGAGTTTATCAATGATTATCGGCAAACACAATAAACAAGTGGATATTTACCAGCCGACTTCCAACGCAGACGGCCAAGGCGGGCGCATTGAAACAATGGCCTTACATTCTACTGTATGGGCAGAGTTCAAAAAGCCACGTTTTAGCACTGGCGAATGGCAGGGGGCGCAGGCAACAATCATTACTCAAGGCATTTCAATCCGTGATATAACCGCAATCCGCCGTGGTTGGCAGGTGCGGTGGAACGGGTTGATTTATGAGGTTGAGGATGCTGACCGCAGCACTCCGGGCGAAGTAATACTGACTTGTATTGAGGTTGAAAAATAATGGGCAAGATGGCTAACCTTTGCCACATTGACGATGCAGAACTTGGGCAGGTGTTGCGAGGATTTACGCAATATACTACACAGGCACAAGCAAAAATCAATTTGGCGGTAAGAACTACTACACGCAAGGTGGGTAATTCTGCAAGGCAAAAAGTACCATTTAATCCGTTAAGAACCACTGGTAAGCACTTGAAACAAAACATAAAGACCAGCGTTAAGTTGATGCGTAATCTTGACGGGCAGGCGGTGGGAACGGTTAAAGCAGCCGCACCACACGCACATCTGCTGGAGTTTGGTGTTAAACCGCATCAGGTTGCACCAAAGAAACGCAAAGCGATGCGAATAAACGCAAATGGAGTTGTTAGGTACACCAATAAGCCCATAGGTTTGCCCGGGTTTGGTGCTAAACCATTTATGCTCCCTGCGTTCAATGAGCATAAAGACAAGTTTATTAACGATGTAAAGGCGGCGATTAAATGAGGCATTTACCACAAAACGCTTTGGTTAAGGCGATTTATACGAGATTGAACGGGCAGATTACGGGGCTGAACATTTACGATGATGTTCCCGCAAGCGCAACAATTCCTTATGCCACTTTTGGCAATGGTAAAAGTAACAACAACGGCGCAAAGCTATTGGATTGCACCGATACCACCCAAGAAATCCATATATTCACCGAATACCAAGGGCGAAAACAACTAAACGATTTTGCCGAAAGCATTATTGCTAAACTGGATGGTGTAATCCTTGATTTATCAGCCGACCATTTCGCAATGTTAAGGGCGGAGGTTACGGACTATGATGCCTATCCCGAGGATAGGGCAGGTTATCACGGCATAATCACCGTTGCTTACAAAGTACAATATGTTGGAGGACAATAGAATGGCAATTTTACCGCAACCCGCTGCGACTGACACAATCGTAATGGGTAAAAACATATTCCTGTATGTAAACTACGGGGATAACGCCACCGAAGCAAGCCCTGTTTGGGCATTGATTGGTGGGCAACGCAGTACCAGCATTGAACTTACTGCCGATGAAATCGATGCGAGCCATAAGGCCAGCGGCGGTTGGAAGGTATCTAAAGCTGGCTTGCGTGGCTGGAAGTTCAGCAGCGAGGCAGTTGTGTTGATGAGTGATGTTGGCGCAGAAGGCGTGGAAAAAGCGTTCCTTGATGGCACTGTTGCACAGTTCCGTTTGGTAACCAAAGACGATGCAGGCAACATTATTAAAGCTGAAAAAGGTTGGGGCAGCGTAACTTCCTTCAGCCGTGAGGCAGCAAGCGATGATGTATCTACATTGTCTATTGAAATCAGCGGCAACGGTGCTTTGGCAAATGAACAAAACATCGTAACACCTGCAACTGCTACCTTTAGCAAGGCCGCACCTGTGGACAAAGAGTTCACTTTGGCTTTGGCTGGCGCAGCAGAAGTAAGTGCAGTTAAGGTTGGCTCAACCACCTTGACCGAAGATACCGACTATACCTTGGTTGGTAACACTTTGACAATTTTGGATGACTACTTGTCCGCAAAAGAAAACGGCAACGTAGTATTCAATATTGTTGCAAGTGAGTTGAACAATATGGAAATCACCATTACAGTTGGTGCTTAAAAGAATAGCGGGGCTTAATTGCCCCGCCTTTTTTGTTTTTGGAAGGAAGATTTGAAAATGAAAAATATTGTTAAGTTCGCATTATTCGGCGATGAAAACGATTATTTATATTTTGGCATAAAGGAGCTGAAGGAACTTGAAACGCTGACCGATAAAGGCAGTTTGCTGGCGGTTATTCAACCATTCGCAAGCGGTGATGTCAGCATTGAGTTCTTGGTATCTGTACTGAAAATCGGCTTGGCGAAATGCTACAAAGAGTTCAACAAGGATATTCAAGGCGTGGATGCGTTGTTTGAAGAACACCTTGGCGAATATGCCTTTATGGACTATGTGCGTGTGGCATTTAATGCGATTATGGAAAGCGGCATTATGGGAAACCCTACGAAAGCGGGCGAAAAGACCGCAAAGGCGAAAGCAAGCAAGTAAGTATTAAAGATTACTACAAAAATATTGCAATCACACTACTTTCGGCTGGTTATAAACCTTGCGAAATTGAGGAACTGCAACCGCAGGAAGTGGAGGAAATTGTAAAAGGCATTGAGTTGGCGGATGAACGGACTAACCGCCGACTTGCATACTTCACAACGTGGCTGGTCGCACCGCACGTCAAGAAGGGCAAAGTAAGTATGGATAAGATTTTGAAACCTTTACTGCCAAAGGAAAAAGCAAAGGTCGATAAGACCGATAAGGATTTTTTGGAAGGACTACTAAAGAATGGCTGACAGAACACTACAAGTTAAAATTGGTGCTAACATTACAGGCCTTAAAAAGGGTGTTAATGAGGCAAAGGGCGTATTGACCGATTTATCAAAGTCGGTAAACAGTATGACTGCGGCCTTCGCATCCATAGCATCGCTTGGTGTATTGGCTGCGCCCTTGGCTGCGGCTAAACAATGGGCAAATGCGGTCAATGATTTGGAAGATAAGACCAATATGGCCGCCGAGAGTGCCAGCCGATTATTGGCAATAGGCCAAAGGGTTGGATTATCCGCCGACGAAATGGGCAATGCGGTTATGAGTATGTCAAAGGCGGCGCAGACCAGCAATGAACATTTTGGCGAAAGCAGTGATGTGTTCAGTAAATGGGGCATTGCAATCCGGGATAGCAATGGCAACCTGTTGGATGCCGAAACAATCCTTGGCAATGTTGCCACAAAGCACGCACAAATGGCGAATGGTGTTCAAAAGAACGCAATGGAAATGGAAATCTTTGGGCGGGCAGGCGGAAAGCTGAACGATTTACTGAACTTCAGCAAAGAAGAATTGGCAGCGTTTGGCAAACAGGCGGAAAAGGTTGGCCTTGTATTAAGCCACGATGTAACACAGGCCTTCGAAAATGCGCAGTTCAAAATCAATGATGCCAAAAACGCATTACAGGGTATTGGAGTTACCATTGGTGCGGAAATGTTGCCCGAGTTTGAGGCCTTGGCTGATTTTTGCAGCGATTTAGCCACCAGCTTTGCATCCAGCACCAAAGAACAAAAGCGATTTATTACCATTGGGCTTGAGGGTGCTGGTGTTGCTGGCAGTATGGCTATTGCAATACAGGCGGTGGCAGCGGCCTATGGCTTTATGGTTGGCGCAGCGGCCAAAGCAACTGCGGCAATTAAGGCATTGAGTGCGGCAATGGCGGCGAATCCCGTTGGCTTGGCGGCTATGGGCTTAACCGCAGCAGGTTATGCGGCATATAACGGTTATAGCAAATCCACCGCAAAGAATAGCAAGGGCGAAAACCTTTACAAGCCCGAATATGATGACCTTGGTAATGTTTCTTGGGTTAGAACGGATGCGGCGGAAGATACCGCAACCACAACCGCACCTGTAACAACCGCAACCGCAGGCACACAGGTGGGAGTTGTTGGCAACTATGAGGCCTTTGCAAAGAACGAGGAGGCAAAGACCGCCAAGGTTAAGGAAGAACGGCAAAAGCGGGAAGAAGTAGAGAGTGAATATGACATCCTGCGTAAATCGGCGCAAACGGCTATACGTGAGGCGGATTGGGAAGAGTTTAGCCAATACCTTGAAAGCGAACAAGCCGCCAAATTGCAGGCACTGGAAGAAGAACGGGAAATCCGTGAGCAGTTTTCAAAGTGGAAAATGGAGGCAGCCGAAAGCGAATTGGCCTTTGGCGTTCAAGCCGCCGAGCAACTTAAACAATCTTTGGCAAGCGGGCTTGCTGATTGCATAGTAAACGGTGAAAACCTTGCTGACACATTAAAGAACATTGGCAAACAGATTGTGCAAATGTTCCTGCAATGGATGATAAATAAACGGCTTGCGGCGGTGCTTGATATGACATTAGGCCAGCAGACCGCAAAGGCAAATGCGGCGGCTGCTATTGGGCAGGCAAGCGCATTAAGTGCGGCGGCAATTCAACAATCTATTGCCCAGCTGGGACCGATTGCAGGCCCGCCAGCGTATGCAGCGGCGGTTGGAACTATGACAGGTATGGCATCGGGCAGTATTGCGGCAGCAGGTGCTATTTCACTATTCGCAAAAGGTGGCATTGTTACTGGCCCGACATTGGCAATGATTGGTGAAGGCCGTGATAATGAGGCGGTTATACCCTTAAACGCTGATAGTTTCCAAGCGATTGCAGACGGAATTAGTGCGGCGGGCGGCGGTATGAATAACACGCTGATAATCAACGGCGACGTGAACAACGCTGGCGATTTGGATAGCATAATGGCCGACTTTGGCGATGCCGTATTCGCTGGATTGAGAGGTGCATAATGGCTAAACAATTAGCTCCAAAAACTGAAACCTACAACGATTTGGTAGTAACAAAAAACGGTTATAGTTACACACTCGGCGAAAGCTGGGCATTGGATGATGCTGGCGACTTTGAGTTTAACATTAAATCCGAGGATAGGGCATTCCTTCACGGCGGTTATGCTTTGGGTGATAGGAAGGTTAAAAGCCGCACAATAAAGCTGGAGTTTGACAAGGTTGGCGCAACGGAGGCGGAGTTCAACGATGCAGTGAACACCGCATACCGATATTTGAGCCAAACGGATTATACCTTGCGCAGTGGCAGGGCAGACCGCATTTACAAAATTGATGGTTGTAAAAAGATGACCTTCAATTTTGAAAAAGGTTTTAAGCAAAGGCGGGCAACGGTTACAGTTACCTTAATGCTTGCGGAAAATCCGTTTAGGTTAAGTACCAGCCAAACAACCGTAACGAATACCTATGCTGCGGCGGTTACCGATGAGGAAATAACCTTTAATAACGCAGGTAGCGTGGATGCACCATTGATTATTACGGTTACACCTGCAAGCGGGGTAACATTGAGCAGTATTAAGCTGGTACACACCGAAAGCGGCGAGGTTATGCAAATTGCGGATAGCTTATTAACAAATCCTGCGGTGCTGGTGGTGAACGGCGAATTAGGAACGGTGCGAAGGGATAGCAACAACGATATTAACACCTTCACGGGCATATTCCTTCACGCACTGCCCGGGAATAACCACTATATGCTTACCACAAACGGTGCTTGTCAATTCAAAATCCAGTACACAGCGAGGTTCTTTGTATGAGTAACTTAATGTGGGGCAGATACCATTGGGGCAGGCATATTTGGGCTGGCCTTGCTGGTGGTGGTGGTATTGCCACAGAGCAAGAAGTTTTAATTGATAATTGCTACTGCGTAACCGCATATGCGAGTGATGGAACCAAAACGGCAATATTTGGTAGTGGTAGCGAGGCGGATGCGATTAAGGAACTAACCTTTGAAATCGGTGAAACGGGATGTGCAACTGCAACATTAAAGTTTACCAAGTTACCAACAACCGCCGAATTGACATACCGCCAAAGGATAGACATTTCGTTGTTTAATAGCAAAACACCTTGGTATAGCGGGTACATTATGACACGCCCTGCGGATGGAACAACTGCGGGCGCAAGCGGGCAGACGTTTACGTTCAAAGCATACGGTTATTATAACTGGCTCGATAAGGTGCTGATTACTGCGACCTATGAGAATATGGAAGTTTCGGCAATAGTTAGGGCGATTGCGCAGGTTGTGGAAAATAAAGTTGGTTTAACAATGAACAGGAGCAAAATCACAAGCACTGGTTATGACATTACAAAAATCACCTTCGACCACACCAGCGTAAAAGATTGCCTTAAACAATTAGCGGAGTTCACAACGAATTATGTGTATGGCGTTGATGAATATCGCAATCTGTATTTTATGCCAAGAAATAACGAAATCAACGAACAGGCACGCTTTTGGGTTGGCGAGCATTTAACCAGCTTTTTGCCCGAAGTTGATGCTGGTAGTATTGCAAACCACGTATATGTTAAAGGTGGTGCGCTGGATGCCGAGGGCGAGCAATGGCTGGCGGAAGTTAGCGATGCCACAAGCATAGCCACTTACGGATATTGCGAGGAAACCATAGACCTGCCCAGCGCATACAATGCAACGGATGCGCAAAGGTACGGGCAAAACTATGTGAACAACCACAAAAACCCAACCGAAAGCGCAAAGGTTAAGGGCTTAATGCTTGAATATGCAAACACGGATGGCAGTTTCAATTTTAGGCATTTAACAACGCAGGGCAAGGCGTATATTGTGGACAGGGCGGGGACGGCGCATACTTTGCCGATTACCAAACTGAAATACACAATCAGCGCAGAAAAAGGCATTACCTGCGATATGACTTTGGGGACACCGCCCGATGAGGTGGACAAATATTTGGCAAGGTTAGACCGCAACTACCGCAACCAGCAAGCGTTGCAGGATGCGGCGAATAAGCAATTAGTTTAGGAGGAAATATGGCACACAATTACCGATTAAATCCATTTACGGACACGATGGACAGTGTGGACATTACAGAGTACCAAATAGTACCAGCGACTTCGCCTTACACGATTAGAACGGCAGAAGTACCGCTAAAAACCACACCATCAACTATTGTAATTAAGGAAACAACAAGTTTTAGTGGTAGCACGCCAGTTTATGGGCGAACATTTACCGAGGTTTCGGCCACACCATCAGCAAGCCAGTTTATGCCCGATTATTATACCAACGCAGGCGGTGATGAGAACTGGAACACTGGCTTGATATTGTTCAACGCCGCCGATGCGGGGACAATGATTGAGGTTAGTTACAAAGGTACAGGCACTTTGGCAAGCGTAAACGAAAGCGATTGGCCTGCGTGGATGCAAGACAAAGGAAATAGCGCAGACGGTAATTATAACCCTTCGTCAAGCACCACATTGGCCGCAGGTACTTATAACTTTTCAAGCGTAACAATCCCCGCTGGCGTAACGGTTACTTGTAGCGGAAAGGTTTACATTAAATGCACTGGCAACTTTATTAACAACGGCACAATTAGCGCAAATGGAGTTGGCGGCAATGGTGGCACACCAACTGGAAACGCAGGAAGTGGAGCAAACGGCGGTGGCAACGGTGGCGCAGGTGGCTCTGTGAGAGAGGGAAACGATAGGTGCTCGGGTGGTGCTGGTGGTGCTGCGCAATACAACATTCAAGACGTTGCAACCATCACTGGCGGTGCTGGCGGCGGCGGCGGCGGTGACCTTTATATGTCAGATGGTGATGGCGGCACGTTGCGTTCATACGGAGGCACTGGCGGGCGTGGCGGCGGTGCGTTTATTGTCGTGGC